AGGCATCCCAAACATGCCCTCTTAAAAATTTTTCTTTCTTTCTTGCATTATATGTTCTAGAATATCTTTTAGAACGAATTCTTCTAATTACATCTTCAACTGAATGTGAAGATGCTAAACTTCTAATGTACCTACTCAGACTACTGCTGCTCATCTCCATCGCCTATAAAATCATCAAGGGTTTGTTTTTTCTTTTTACTTTTTGCTTTTTTCTTTTCAATGAAAGAATCATCAAAAGTTCCATGCTGTTGCATAAATTCAAGATATGCATTTTGAAAATGTCCATCTTCATCTTGCTCTTGTAATTCAAATGCATCGAAAGACATATCTTGAATCAATTTGTTTTTAATATACGAATGTTTCTTTTCCTTACCTATGCGACGTAAGAATGCGAAGTAAATAATTTGAGTGAAATATGCGAACGGATTGCTCGACTTATCTGGGTCAAAATTATCAAAGTAATTAATACAGTTCTCGATACCATCGAGAATCATATCATCTTTGTAAGTATAATTGATGAAGTTTGGTTTATAAGAAAGGTGCGTTGCAATTTTTAGAATGCACTCACCAAGATAATTTGGGATAATTGGTTTGGGTAAACCCTGTTCCTCTGCTTCTTTTACACTTTTCTTATATTCTTTGATTGCTGCTAAGAAGTCAGCGTTGTTTATGTAGTTTGCCACAAATCAAATCTCCTAATAACACGTAATAATATAAAGTATACTACAAATTGTTATAAATGTAAAGTTTTATTTCATTGCAAATATTGCAAGTATATGATTTGTTTTACATTTATTTTGAAAACCAGTAAACTTACGGTGTGGGGTTTGAAAGAAAAATTCAATGTATTGTATCATTACCATCAACAAAGTTTCTAACTTCTTCCTCTTCTTTCTTAGCAATAGCTTCTAGCATTCTAATTCTTTTTTTAATCTCTTCGTCTGATAGAGATTCAACTTCTTCCTCTTCCCAATCTAATTTTCTAACAGAACCATCTTCTCTCTGTTTAATTGGCACATGCTCTTCTGATTCATTTGCCAAACGAATATAATGGGGGATTAGTTGATGATGTAAATTTTTGATAAAAAGGATATTTCTTTTATTGAGAGTTAGAGAAGTATCTTCAGCGAATTTACAATATGGTGTAGCAGTTACATGTTCTTGTCCTTGCTCTGCTCCTAAAATTGGAAACAAACGCAAAAGCAAAGGAGTTGATATCTGAACATTATCATCAGTTTCATTTTCAAGCACAGCCATAACTTGTTCACCAGAAACAAGTTTAATTATGACGAAATGCTCTGTACCCCTTAACATATATTGACCTCCACTAATTTTACTTCAAATTGTTCTTCTGCGTAGGTTTTGTATCTCTCAGCAGCATGATTGAGTGTATGATTTTTCCAAGACTTCCAATGTAAATCATCAGCCAGATCATAAAGATTGCAGACATCTTTTCCTTCTTTTAATCTTAATCCTCTACCAATACTTTGTAAATTTCGTATCTTAGATTTAGATGGAGAAGCAAAAATAATGTTTTCAATTGAAGGTATATTAATACCTGTAGAAAATGTTCCGAACGAAGCAATAATTATAGCGTCATTCTCACCCTCAGTTATATGTCGAATTGATTCACGATCTTCCGTATCAACTCCACCATGGACAAAAAATACCTTTCTGTCTACATTAACTTTTTGTTTAATCATATCGAAGAGAACTTGTCCGTGTTTTTCGACATACTGGAAAAGAACAAGAGTATTACCTTTTGATGCTACTGAAAGGTTACGTATAAATTTGTTACGCTTTTCGTTGGAAACTAACCAATCCATTTCTTCTTGGTAAGTATTGTTCTTTCTTTCTTTTCTAATCTCTTCAGAATATTTAAGAACTAGACATGTAATATTTAGGTTGGCGAGTCTTTGGGACTCCATTAATTGTTTAGTTGTGGTAACTTTGTGGACTGGACCAAACATTCCCTCTAGAACTAATCTATGAACTTTTTTATTATCAAGTGTCCCAGTAGTACCGATGCGATAACGAATGTTATCCATTTTTTCCATAACTAATGTTAAAGACTTGGCTTTGAACTGATGGGCTTCATCACCAAAAATAACGTCAAACTGTTTAAACCAAGCTCGTGGCTGTAAATAAACTGATTGCCAAGTTGTAATTAAAACATCTTTAGTGAAATCTTTAGTGAAACCAGAATACAGTTTCTGACAATGCGCAGAAACTTTCCAACCATTAGCAGTTGAATAATCTTCAAAGTCAGCGTATAATTGTTCTACAAGAGAAGTTGTTGGAACGATAATAATACATTTGCGATTATTATCAAGATGCCAGCGCATCGTTGTGTAAATAATGAATGACTTACCAGATGCTGTCGGGGAAAGAAGTAAAGTTCTCTCTTTATCTAAAGCATTGGCTACTGCATCAACTTGATAGTCCCTTATCTCAATAGGTTTACCACGACCATACGGATTAAGAGATTTTGCGTAAGATTTGATATCTTCGCTAGTAATATTGTTAGTGTTGATTACAGGAGTTTTATATTCTACTTCGTAGTTATTGCGAATACAAAATTCTTCAACATATTTGTATAAACCCACATAAAGAGTTTTTCTTACTTGATCATATAAGCGAACTTTACCATCCCACAATCTTGCTCGATACTGTGGCGTAAATCTTGCGCCTGGATATTCATATGTGAAGAAGTCTGATAATTCTTGTTCGATACTTGGTTCTGAAAATACACGAACATAAACTTCATCAAGTTTCTCTATTGATACTTTCATTAAAACCCTGCTAAAAACTTCTTCCACTCAACTGCGGTTTTAATTTGCCAGTCACGTGCTTTAATTTGTCCGAGAACAGATTCAAGAAAATAGATCATCGTTTCAAGATAATCAATTTTAATCTTCAACGTAACCAACTCACTATCACCCTGTAAAAATTCATCCATTTCATTCTTAAGAGGTTTAACACCTTGCCATTGTTGCCAGCCAAGATCTGTTAATTCATCACGAGATAACTCGCCACGATAGTAACGAAATTTATTCTTGCGCAGCAATGCATAATCTGCTTGGAGTTTGGTGTGTTTGAGTTTGGTGTTTACCAGAAGTTTAACATACTTAGCGTGCAACTTTGGTGTGGCTGTGGAATTTTCGCCGAGATAGTTATCATCTATCTCGCAATCTTTTTCCCACATTTGTTGTAATTCATCTAGAGTCATAATATCTCCACTTAGTCATAATAAGATTATACTACAATTGCCAATTTTTGTCAAATAAACTTGTAATATCCGTAGCGGAATGTTGCACTACCCACTAGGTAGTTTACATCTTGATTCGTTGATTGGAATGTTAATGAGGTTATTGATATAGGAAATGCGTCGTGAAATTGTATTGTTTGGATTGGATTGTTGTTGGAACCTAAAACAACAAGACTTGCGTCAGAATAATTTTTTGCAAGTTCTGATGTTCTTTGCAAATCTGCAGCATTTACGAAAGTTAAATATTGCGAATAATTTTCTGGGAAACCTAAAGCGACTATCCAATTATAGATGGATCTATAATTTTGCATATTCTCGTCTACTAAAAACTGAACATCTAATGTGTCATATGTTAATGTTTCACCAGGAATTGGTGCCACATTAAATGGGTTACCGAATTCAGGTGCACCAAGTGTTATTCCTGGAAGATTAACTTGCTGACAGAAAAAATTTATTTCTGGTAATTTGTTTATAGTAAACATAAAACCATTAGGCGATAATGGAGATATGTTACTAGGAATAGGACAAGAAATAGTATTATTATTCATCTTTTTGTTTTAAATGCTCTCGTAGGTCAAGAAGTTTTTCGTGCTCAATCATGTTTATAATGTTATTGGTTAAATCTATTTCTCTTCTAATCCAATACATTTTTTCATTAAGAATTTCTAATTGCTCTTCATAGTAACGTAATTCTTTCTCCTTCCTCGCACGAGTATCAAGGAGATCGGATAAAACTATAATTTTTACTTTATGTTCTTCCATACTATTATTTATAATAAAAAAAGGGGAGCCGAAGCTCCCCTCTTAAGTACCGATCTCTGTCGGTTTAATAACTTAACAAATTACATTAAGTTAGTAACAGCTACCTTGCGGTAGTAGATGTTAGTGCCAGAGGACAAGCTAGTGAATGGGTTTGCAACCATGCCATAACGTGTCTTGAAACCAATCTTTGGCTGGAAAGTATTTGGATCAACTGCACGAACCATTTGTAGAGGAACGTATGGGCAGTAGAATAAACCAGCGTCAAATGCTGAAGTACCTTTGTAACCAACAACGAAGAACTGGCTAGCTGATTGGTTAGCAGAATATGGATCAACATAAACTTTATACTTACCGTTTAGAACACCTGCGAAAGTAGTAGATGCTTCATCAACATTTAGACCAGTTGACAATGCTGGAGCATAGTCAAGAACACCAGCCATTGCTAAAGCAGATGCAACATCGCTTGAGCAGATGATGAAATTACCACGACCACGACGAGTAGTCTGTGCAATAGCGTTTGCTTCACGCTCGATCTGGAACAATAGTCCCTTGAATTTCTCAACAGACCAACGACCATTTGAGTCAACGTCCATGTCGAAAGTACCAGCAGTTGCAGTGTTAACTTCTGCGCCAGTTTTAGCAGCAGCATAAACAGTACGTACAACTTCACGGTTAATTTCAGCTTGGATTTCTGAAGAAAGAATGTTGCTCAATTCGCCTTCAGCATCAAGACCATGAACTGCTTTCAAGTCTTGTGCAAGTTCAACAGTGTATTCTGCTTTCAAAGCACGAGTTTGTGCAGTTACAGTTGTCTTCTCGATAGAGAATGCCATCTGATTGAAAGTAGTTGCGCCACCTAGATCTTCTGCGTTAGCAGTAGTGATACCAGTACCAGTGGTATAAGCACCAGAAACTGGGTTAGAACCAGCATGAGTGCCAGTACCAGCGAAGTCAGTATCTGCTTCGTTGAATAGAGCCTCAGTACCACTCTGAGAAGTATAGCGTGACTTCATTGCGAAGATCAAGCCAGTTGGTTGAGTCATTGGCTGAACACCAGCGATATCATAAGCGATAAGCTGTGGAGCAGCACGACGAACTAGAGCGATCAATACTGGATCGTAACCAGCCATTTGTGCATTAGTACCTGCGCCACCTAAAGCAACACCAGTACCACCTGCGTTTGCTGGAACAGCTTCGAAAAGAGCTTGTTGCTCTTTAGCCATCTCACGCTCTTGGTTTTCTAATAGAACTGCAGTAACTTCTTTACGATAGCTGTCTGCAATCTTTGGAGCATTCTCAGCTTCTAAAACTGGTGCCCATTTTTTTAATAATTCTTGACGATTCATTTAAGTTTTCCTTTTGAAAAAATTAAGACTTACGGTTGAGAGCAGATAGATACTTTGCCATTACTGGGTCAATTTTCTTTTCCTCAGTTAAAGTTTCTACTGGCTCGTCAGTTACCACGGATGTTACTTCCGCTTGTTGCTTGGTAGTAAAGTAATTCTCACGAATTGTCTGAACTTTTGATTTAAAAGTGTCAGCGTCTTCATAAGAAAGTTCTTCTGCTAAACCTTTTAGTTTTTCTACTTCAGTATCAGTTAAACCCTCGCATGCAGTTTCAACGATTTCGTTACGTTTTAGTTCGCCGATTGTTTTATTCAATTCGACATTAGCAGCAACTTGCTCGTTTAACTTTGCTTCGAGTTCTTCAACTTTACTTTCCATTGAACCTAATACATCGAACTTCTCTTCTGGAATATCGATATAGTGTTCTTCGAAAAGACCTTTAAGTCCAGCAACAAATCCTTCAAGGATTTCGGACTTCATACCATGCTCAAGGGCTATTTCATTCTGTGCAATCCACTGCTCAACTACGTAGTCGAGATATCCATCAACCTTTTCAACAAGACCCTCTGCAATCTTTGCAGCTTCTTCTTCAAGACGTGCTGCGTATTCTTCTTCGATACGTGCTACTTCTGCTTTTACACGAGTAGTAACAGCTGCTTCATAAATGGTAGTTGCTTTAGCACGGAACTCTTCAGAGAGTTCTTCACCATTCATAAGAGCATCAATATCTTCTTTTACACCTTTGATTGGAAGATGGCTGGCTTCAGCTGCTTCTTCGTCTTCATTGGCTTTATTCTTAGTTTTAGAAGTTCCACCTTCAGCTGCTTTCTCTTGATCGACATTGTTTTTAGCATTGTCTGGATTAGCAGGAGGAGTGGTTGGCTTAACTGCTTCTTCAGCAACAGTCTCGTCCTCTTCTACAATAGTTTCTTCCTGAGTGTCAGCGACTTGTTGCTCGAGAGCAGCAGCTTTTGACTCAGCAAGAATTTCAGCGATTTTTTGTTCGATTGACATCGTTTTCTCCTAACTGGATAGTTCTATGTAATTATTTATTATTTATCTGATTTTAGTCAGAAAATCTTGGAAAGCACGTAGTTTGGCTTCCTCTAAATTGCGAGAAGAAGTTTTTCTAATAAAAGATTTAACTTCCTCAATCTGCTTTTCCACAAACTTTCCATCAACAAATACCCACTCTTTACTTTCCATAATACCACGGACGAAAGCATCTGGAGCGGATGGGTCAGCAACGATGTCTGCTGCAGTAGACAGCATAAAGTCATCCTGAACCACTTGAACACCCTCTTTGTTCATTTGTAGAGAACCAAGTGCTCTTGAAGATACTCCTAAGTTTGCACCACCATCTAAAAGACCTTTGGCGATTTGACCCATTGGCGTATCTAAAATCTTTGCTTTACCAATATAATTTGTGCCTTCTTTGTGTAGATCAACTATTAAATGGGATACACGATCTAGATTAATAGATGGTGTATCTGGATGACCTAATTCGCCATATGCACGATTTTGCTTAACGCATTGTTCCATGTAACGACCAACTTCTTTATCCATAACTGCTTCTGGATAAGAGCGACCATTACGATTGGTAATTTCTGATTGAAGGAAAACACCTTCAATATAATACTGTTTACCTTTACCTAATTTATCTTCGGTAATAAGATTTACAGATTCTGTAACTTCTCTAATTAGTTTCATTGTTAGCTCCCTACTACTGCTGGGTTGTCATAAGAACCAAACTGAGCAGTTTCTACTTTAGTTGCATATCCACTAACTTTACGTAATGTCAAATAGATATGGGCTTCAGCACCAGAGATAGCAACAACGATATCGCTACTATTTTCTGTATTATCTCTAAATCCCTGCCCTTCAAAATCAAACAAGGATGCATTCTCTCCTGCAAATGCTAATACTGGAACTGAGTTACGAACTACAGTTACAGCAGAACCTAAAAGACCAGTTACCATAGCAGTGCAAATATCAACTCTTTGAGTTGCGCCATCTAATGCTTGAGTAGATGCTAAACAATCAGTTTGTAAATCGATGGTAGCATTACCAGCTGTTCCAGCAATCTTTACGATTGTCTCTTGATTGGTATTTTTTATAATTGTCTTTGTGACAGCCATTTTTATTCCTTAATCTTATTAACTACGTTAAAGAAGTTGTCTTTCGTTTCACGCATATATTCAACAACGTCTTTATGATTTGCCAATAAATTATTTAGTTGTTCTTGCGTTTGTTCATCAATCGCAACTATACTGCCATCTTTTAATTCGTAGTGTAACTTACTCTCAATCAGGGAGTCTAGTTTATTAAGTTTTCTAATTTCTTGAACAACTGGATCTACAGTAAAAATTTTAGAAGAAGCAAGTTCGAGGTATGATTCTATTAGAGTATCTGTAACTTTAATATCGTGATGTTCTTTAATAATATTAGCGATACGATTTTCTGAAATCTCTTCGTATTGTTTTTCTATAATCTCGTCTTCTATCGCTTCTGAGCAGTGTTTATTTTTAATGTATTTTCTTGCTTCTTCCAAACTCTTAAAATTAGTTTCTTCTTTATCTACAAAAATAGTCCCATTAATATTTTGTATTAAATGGCCATAAGAGCGAATGGTTTCATCCGCACCAGAAATAGTTTTTGTAAATTCTTTATAAAACATTATTTTCTAGACTTCTCTGGGTGCATACCATAATATGCACCGAGTGCTCTTTTAATTCTTTGTTTCTTTGTATCTCCAGCAAATTTAGGATCATCGCTATGAACGAAGTCACTAATTACTTTACTTGCTGGTGTTTTCTTTGTAAGAATCTCATCTAACTGCTTTTCAGTCATTGCGTCAATTTGTTCTTCAGTTAGATCAAATTCTTCTTCAACAACAGGCGCAGGAGTTTCATCGGTAATTTCAGCTGCAGGTGTTTCTTCAGTTTCAACTGCAGTTTTAAACATACCTTGTGCAACAGTAATGCGCATATCATCCAATTTGGCTGAAATTTTTTCTGCCATAGTTGCATTAAATGCATTCTCTGTTTCTACTGCATCACCAGCAGCGATTGCAGAAATTAAATTTTTTACATTATCACTCATACTATATCTCCTTCTTTATTGTTGGTCAGGTGATACTTCATTACCACCCATACCATTATCAGCTAAATGCTGTTGCTGTGCAACTTGCGTTACTGCAGCTAATCTACCTTGTTCGTCAGCCAACTGCATTTGTTCAATCTTGTCCTCAGTCATTTCTTTCTGCATAATTTCAATTTCTTCATCAGTCTGTCCTAAGACATTTTTACGAATCCATGTGCTAGAATAGAAACGACCAATATAAGGTTCTACTTGTTGTAAAGCAGCTAATCTTTGCAACAATAACTCATTATCTTTTAATTCAGTGAAATGATTATCTTGTTGATAATCATATTGTATTGCTTGTTCAATAGTAGCCCATTCTTCCTCACGAATAACACCCTTAGCAACCAATTGAACACGTAATGCACCACTAAACAATCCAGAAAACTTTTTACGTAGACGAGCAATAAACTTATTAAATTTAATCTCATCACGTGTAATCTCAGTAGTTCTACCAAGAGAGAAACCAGTAGCTGGTTGCAATCTTGATAATGGCACGTTTAATGCCTGATATAATTTAGTTTGGAAATATTGAATATCAGCAATATCTCCCAAATTCTGTCCACCTGGAAGAGTTGTAATTTCAGTTCCTTTACCACCCTCACGACGTGGCATCCAGAAGTCTTCCATCATACTCAAATGACGACGATCGTCACGAGTCTCTCCAGTTGTTGCATCATAAACAATTTTATTTCTAAACTTGTTCATAATGTCATTGACGTATTGTTCTGCTTTTAATTTTGGCAGGTTACCAACGTCAACATAAAACACACGTCTTTCTGGAGCACGTGAAATGCGGTAAATAACTACCGCATCTTCAATCATCTTTAACTGGTTTGTTGGCTTAATTGCTTTATGCAAATAAGACATCATCATACCAGTATTTTGATCTACTACTCCAGAAGGAGTATAGATAATTGAATCTAGCGAGAGTTTGATTCCCTGTGTAGTATTCTCTTGAATACCTTTATCATTATACAGGTAAAACTCTTCATTTTTAACTACAACATCAACACCCTGTGGTGTTCTTTTCTTTTCAACTTTTTTAATTTTGCGAATCTTGCGAGGATCCACATAACGCAATTCTTGAATACCTAATTTTGGTTGATTAGGATCTATTAAAATATTATAATAAACTCTTCCATCAATATACCACTGACGAAATATATCATGACCTTTATCATCAAAATTTAATAAACGAAGAACTTCATCAAACTCTGTTCTAATTTTACCCTTAATTGACTCAGATAATTTAACTTTATCCAAGTTAATCTTTACAGCTTGATCATCTGGTTCAGCAATAATTGCTTCGTTTACAATGTCTTCAATCGCAGCATCACAATCAGCATAAAGAGAAGTTTCTCTATAACGACGAATAAGATCGTTCTCATTCTTAACGATCGTATCCATATCCATGACCATGCCATAATAGCCTGTCGCAGAAGTAGATACGACTGTAGAGCCATCGTCAGAGATCGGAGTTACTACTGTTCCGATCTCTTTTTCTGGCTGCTTGCGTTTTATCTCAAATCCAAAAATTTGCATAATTAAAAACCCTAATTATATAATTAAATTGGTAGTGGGAAACTACCGATTGGTGTATCAACAGAAACATTAAGATTGATACCACCACCCTCAGTTGCATTAGAAGTAAAGTAGTTAAATTGAAACTCTACATCAAACTGTTCGATCTGATTTTGCTGATCGTAGTCTAATGCGATTGGACCAATTAGTGTTGGGAACGCATCAACGAACTTATAGCTCTTGATAATTGCACCACCACGATCTAATTGATGAACTTGTAAATCTACTTGGTAATCACGTGGGTTAGTTCTTCCGTCAGTGTTACTATAACTTTGAATACCAGCTTGCCATTGTTCCATAGCATTGCGAATATTGAAAGTAGTATCGTTGTAAATTGAAACAGTCCAAGGTGCAAAATTACGCTCGCCTGCAAAATTTACTGGACGTCCTTTATAGAGAACTTGAATATTCTCAATAGTAGACGCTGGTAACTGAGCAGACTTACATAAGAACTGAGCACGTTGACCAGCAACGATACCTAATGGTACGTAAGAAGGAAACACTAATTCAACACGGAACTGATTTGGGCGTGCACCGCCACCAATCATTTGTGCTTTAAAATCAGCGATATTTGCCATTTAATTCTCCTTTGTTCTTTCTTTATTTAGTCTCTTAGCCACCAATCTCGCTGAAGTTAATTCCAGAACGAGCAGCAACGAAGTTAAGAGTAATAAAGTTGATAGAACGTGCTGGCTTAATAAAGATATCAGCAACGAATTCATTGCGATCAATAACTTCACCAGTGTTGTTAGAATCATCACACTTAACTACGAAGTCAGTGATACCACGACGACCTTGTACGTCACGTAGGAATGGCTCCACTAAGTTCTTGAATTGAGCACGAGTAAACGCATCGTTAAACTCAAATAACTGATACTTAGCAGCAGTTGCAATTGCTTTCTCAAGAACAATAAACAGACGACGCACGTTAATGCGATCAAATGCACTTGGTTTAGCCAATAGAGTTTTGTCACCGAATAGAACAGTGCCATCTCCTGGGAAAGTAACAACTGGGTTAATACCATTCTTGTATAGATTATCACGATCAGTTTTATCAAGAGCAACAGCTAATTTAACTACGTTCTTGATTTGACCACGATTTAAACCACCTGGAGACCACCAAGCATCGTTAGTGTAATCAGTACGAGCACATAGACCAGCAATGTCACCATTTAATGGAACATAACGATATTTGTCATTATAACGATCATATTGATATTTGTAACCAGAATCAAGCACAGCATAAGAAGTGCTTGTTAACGCATTGCGATAAGCAATAATTTTGTTTACTGCATCATCACCACTATTAGAAGTGCTAATGATATCAGTAGTAGAAATATCTTGTGGGGAAATGAAGACTACGCAATCTCTTCTACTTTCTGCGATAGCGATAACAGCATTAGCAACAGTTGGAGATGCTTTTCCAATTGGAATTAATGAGATGTCATAACTTGCATCATCACTGAAAATGTTCCATGCTGTAATACGCTCGCCATCAGTTGCAGTTAGGTCATCTAAACCACCTGCCAATGAACGAGATACAGCTGCAGAGTTTGCAAATGAAGTTCCTGCAATATTATTACCCCAGTTGGTTCCACCTGTTGGGTGATCCATCCACCAGATATACTGAGAACGTGAATTGATTACATCTTTGTAATAGTTGTTTGTTCCGTCAAATTTCTTAGCATCACCTGCTTTGGATACATAAGCAAATTTTTCTAGGATAGTTCCTGGAGTACCAGTCCATAATCCGTCTTCATCAACAATGATTACGTGTAATTCGTCATTTGCGCCACCAACAGAAGCAGCAGCGTCAGATGTTCCTGGAGCAGTATCAAACTCATCTTTGTATGTCCATGTAGCGAAACTTGAAGAGTCTGCTAAAGAAACTTTTAATGAGTTACCCAATGTTCCTGGATATTTTGCAGCAAATTCACCAACAACACCAGCACCAGCAGCATAAGTTACTAGATAATCATTTTCGTTATTAATTTTTACGCCACCAGTTGTAACAACTGCAGTAGCTGCAGCACCTGATCCACCACCACCTGTTAATGTAACAGTTGGAGCAGAAGTATAACCAGTACCACCATTAGTTACAGTGATACTTGCAACAGTAGTAGCAGAAAGAGTGATAGCACCGACAGTTGCGCCAGTACCAGTACCAGTAATAACAGCAGTTGGTGCTGTAGTGTATCCAGATCCACCGCTAGTGATAGTAATGCCAGTAACAGCACCATCAGTAACTTGAACAGTTCCAGTAGCAGCAGTTCCACCAACTGGAGCAGTAAATGTTACAGTTGGCGTACCAGTATATCCAGAACCACCAGTAGCAACAGCTGCTGATGTAACAGTACTACCTGCCATATTTACAACTGCAGTAGCTTGAACACCACCAGAAATTTGTGGAGAACTTAAAGTTGCTGTTGGAGCAGAAGTATATCCAGATCCACCAGAACCTAATGTTATTGCAGTAACTGTACCAGATGGGCTAGCTACAGCATTACGGTGATTTTGAGTATCTGCACGAACAACTAAAAGGTTGTTTGTATAAGATAAAAAGTTTGCTGCTGTGAAAAATGAGTTTGCATTATCAGCAACAGGTTTTCCGAAACGACGAACCAGCTCGTTTTCAGAAGAAATGGTTACAGGTTGAAGAACTGGACCCCACTGGAACACTCCAGCAAAAGCACCAGCAGCAGTTGAAACTGCTGGAACGATAGAGGTAAAGTCTTTTTCTACGACTGCAACGCCAGGACTAAGTTGAAAAGGCATTGTAATTCTCCTTATTACATGTTATTCTGTTTTGCTTCGAGGAGCACTTGAAAGCACTAAATTATTTATTGAAACCACAATTTCAAAAATTTAAGGGTGGTTTCTCTCTTGTATCCCCATTATCAAAAAATCCAAATGGAGTCAATTGTTCTTCCATCGCTTGTATCTTTTTCTCATACATAATCTGTCTTAGGTTTACATTATTTAGATCCTTAAAATAACTCGTAGAAGTTAGCCAAGAAAACAACACCAAAGACATAACTAAGTCGTCATGATAACCATCATCTGCCTCATAAGAAGTTCGTTTTTCAATAAAAGTTGATATTTCTGATATAATATCAGCATCTTCTATAATTAACTTATTCTCTTCGACCAATGCTTTAAAATTATGACATCCCGTTCTTTTAACTTTCTTATCAGTGGTAACTCCAAGGTGGGTACTTCCTCCACCAAAACCACCAGTAACAGTTTGAAATCCAGAACTTCTATTCACAAAAACTATATTTTCATACTCTAATTCATGGTGTAAAATATATGGAACTTGCTCACTCGAATTAGTTTCTACTAAAACAAATGCTTGATTATATTGTGTAGCTACGTGATATATGACATTTGGGTACATTAATGGGCTAATATCATTTTTACGATATTTACCAACAAGTTTATATGGAACCTCAGTAATATCAACAATAGTGAAAGCAGAATAATCTCCACCAACACCTTTTGCAGTATCTGCAACTAAAACGTATGTATGTCCCTCTTCAGGATTTTTGTATAAATCTAAACCATCTTTGCTGAAAATTGGAACCGCAACTGACATCTTTGCAATCACATCAGCATTAATTAAAGTTAAACTAGAACCAAGGAATTTACATAAAACCTCTTGGTTATATTTTAACTCACCGAGCATGGCTTTCTGCTCAGCTGCCCATTTCTCATCACGTCCTGGAATTTTCCAGTATGGAATGAATAACGGAACAAATCCGTTTCTACCATTCTCAGCATCATTCCAGAATTTCCAGAAATGATTATATCCAAGTGGAGTAGAACTTAAAAGAATCTTTGTAGTTTCACCAGCAGAAATTGTTGGGTAAACTGACGTAAAGAATTCTTCAGCTACAGTATTAGGGATAATCGCAGTTTCGTCAACGTATAGTAAGTTAACAGATTTACCACGAATACCTGATGCAGCAGTAGCAGCAGTAAAAACTTTACTACCGTTTTCTAATTCAATATCACCTTTATTCCAAGTGGTAACACCTTGTTGCAACCACATTGGCAATCCTTCGTACATTAACTGATAACGAGATAATACTTCTCGAGCAGCTGTTGCTTTATTTGCAAGAATAGCAACTGTTTTACTATCTTGAAATAATGTATACCAAAGAATATATGCTGCCGAAGTAGTCGTCTTACCTTGCTGACGACCTTCCATAAGAATAACTTTTCTATTGTCGTGAATTACTTTAAGTTTTTCTTTCTGACATTCATATAATTTAAAAGGTATTAATCCTTTATCCAGAGAAACTATTTGACAATAAGTTTCAATAAAATATACTGGATCATCACGACATTTTAAATACTCTTGAACCTGCTCTGGGGTAAATTGAACAGTAACTCCAGCAGCTTTTAAGTTCGCATTCGCATTATAAATTTTAACCATATCTAAAAGTTATCTTCCCAATTTTCTTGGGCTACAGTAGCAGTTGCGGGATCTCCCTCAGCAACATAAACTTGATTCGGGTTAGAGAAATTCTCATTCTGTCCAACATTAGCATTAACTTCCGTAATAATACCTTGTCCAGAAATAGCACCAAATAAACTTGTTTTCATAGTAAATGATAATGTATGTGTAACAAAACGACGTGTTTGAAAATCTCCATCATAATCATCTTGAACAGAAACACTATTTAAAACGACAGGAACATCTAAAACAACATTCATATTTTGAATGTTTTTAATTGATAATGTATACTCAGGTGTAAAAGTTGGAAGAATTTGTTCAAGTATCTGTAAACCATCTTCCTGAGTTTTAGTTAAAATGTATAGTGAAATATCAATATTGTATGGCACTGGAGTATAAACATAACTTAAAGAATCAATTCCAGAACCGCAGGTAATTTTTTGCATACGATTAACTTTTCTCGCAGAATCGTATGTATAACCAGTTATTTCAAAAGACATACGTGGTAATGTTACGTATGTATTATTTTCTAACGTTGGATCTGACTCGATACGAACCAACCATTTTTCTTTTGGTGCATATGCCAATGGAACTTGCAAACGCTGAATGGTAGTACCTGTTACAGAATCACCCTCTTTTCGGTCGATATAAATGTTGCTAAACAGACGACCAAAACCTACAATTGTTTTTCGAATAATTCCGTGATAAAAAACTTGGTTATTTAACATTATACTACATCCCCAAACGGATTATTCTCATTAAACATAATATCAGCTGCTTCTTCTTTGAACTTATTATTATCTCCGTAAGAATCAACTTTATCAATATCTGTTTCAATAACTGCTTCTAAAGTAGCACCAATTCCACCACCACCTGTTACGGTTATTGTTGGTGTACTGTTATAACCTTTACCTGGATTTACAATATTAATAGATACAATTTTTCCAGCATTAATAACTGCTTCCAATACAGCATCAATTCCTCCACCACCAGTAACATTAATTGTTGGTTGCCCGATATAACCTGTTCCTTGGTTAGTTATATTCACATCGACTATTCTACCATATTCTGTTCTTGTGGTATTTGTTGTAAAGGTTTTAAGAGTTTCAAAATTATCTATTTGTTTAATGCCAGTATCAATTCGTTCAGAACTATATTGGAACAATTCAACTTGAAGTTTGTAAACATATAATTTACCAAGTTGATAAAATGGATCTTGGTGTTGAACAAATTTTATTTCAAACAATCCCTTTGATAATGGGAAATAAATTAAATCACCCTCATTTGGTCTATATGGTAATGTTGTTACTCCATATCTTCCAACAAACTGATCCCATCTTCTACGAGCTACAACTAATGTAGCTGACTGCTCAACCATTAAACCAAACTTTTGTATAAAGTGTCCCTGCCCTGCAAAATTATCTACATTCTCAAAATACATTTCAATTGGGAAGGCAGTTTTAAATTCAGATAAACGATCTTCTCCGAGAATGTCATCTTTAGAAACTAATGTTCTTGGAATATAATAAACTTCTTGACCATAAATGCGCAGTGATTCTATGATCAGATCTTCTACTAGATGCTGCTCATTTCTGGTTCCATGAGAAAAATAAACATTTGTTGTAGTCATGTTATCCTAGGAAAAATTCGAGTGGAGCAGATTTATTTTGTAATTCGTCCTCTAGCTCTTTAATTTCTCCTACAGCTTCGTCATACAATTTATCGCCATCCAAAGTGACTCCACCTGGAAGCTGAATTCCTGAAAACTTTTTAATGTTTGTTGCCCATTGTTTTTTAAACAATGCAGTTACATATTTCTTTAACCAAGTTTCATTCCATGCTTTTGAAAATTCATTTGGATCTAAAGCACGATATGCTTCACAAACAATAATGTTTCCTTCCTTTACATCAGTACCCCACTTTAAATCTATGTTTAATCTATTCTGAAGACGATTAAATCTAAACATCTGTGGACCATTTAATTCCATGTCCAACAAAGCAATATGCGCCATTACAGTTTTGTAATAGATTATTGATGTTGAAGTTAAATCATATAAGTCGTGTAAACGAAGTTGATATTGAATATCAAAGAGACTCTTTGAAGATGATGTTTGTGAAATTGGAATTACACGTGTTATTCCGTATACTGCGTCAGCAATAGGAATATATTGATTTGTAATATCATCAGAAGTTACCGTATGTTTTAAATATACTCTTTCAATGCCATCGTAATGATATTGTTTCCAGTATTCCAATGCCTCATCAATACGATCTTCTAATTGATCATCGTCTACGTTAATTTCTAAAACAGGTGCACCTAGTGCTCGTAGACAATAATCTCTTAACCCCTGTCTAGAAGTTACGACAGCCATTTTACTCTCCTAATTTGGCTTTTAATACATTAACCTCTGCAGAAAGTTCTTGAACTGCTTTAACTAAAACAGAAACCATTTGCGCATAATTAATAGATTTCATTCCATCAGTTTCAGAAGTAAATACAAATTCTGGAATAATTGACTCAACTTCTTGAGCAATTAAACCAACATCATGTTTACCATCAGATTGCTTATCATACTCTACAGAACGAAGTTGTAAAACTTCTGCTAGTCCATATTTCGAATCAATAATATTATTCTTTAATCTTGCATCAGATACTTGTTGGAAAGCATTAGCTAAAATACCTGCTGAATTATAAGTCTGAACCCAACCAGCTTGTGTAGCGTAAATACCTACGGAATATGTTGCGCTATACCAACCAGCTTGTCCGTTACTTCTCCACCATCCGTCAGTGCCATTAGTATAGGCATCTGCGCCAGTTAAATTTTTTGCAGTTCCAGATACATTACCAGTTACGTTACCAGTTAAATTACCTGTAACGCCACCATTGGCAGTAATTGCACCAGTAAATGTAGAAGTTCCTGTTACTGCTAAAGTACTAGAGAAAGAACCAGTTGTTGCTGATAGACCAGCGAGAGTAGTTGCACCAGTTACACCTAAAGTAGAACTTAAAGTAGTTGCACCAGTTACACCTAAAGTGCTAGAGAAGCTACCAGTTGTAGCAGATAGAGCTGCTAAAGTAGAAGCACCAGTTACACCTAAAGTTCCACCAACTGAAGCATTAGATGATGATGTAATAGTTCCAGTTACTGATAATGATTTATTAAATGTCCAATTATCGCTAGCTGAACCATATAATAAAGTGGCATTAGCACCTGCAACTGTTAAACCAGCACCATTAGCAGCTGCTGCAGAAGCAGCACCATCAGCAAGAACAATGTTTAAATCATCTACAGATAATGTTGTAGAATTGATAGTGGTAGTTGTTCCGTTTACTGTTAAGTTTCCAGAAACAACCAAGTTATTATTAACAGTTAATGCAGCTTGTGTCCATCCACCAGCCTTAGTAGTTCCATTACCTGCAGAATTTTCTACGTAAAACTCCAGTTCTCCATTTGATGCTCCAGCTGATGTTTCTGCAATAATATAAGTGAATCCATCAACAGACTTAACACCACCAAGTGATGACCATGATCCAGAAGAATAACCCTCAAATGTAGATTGAGTAGAGTTATAACGAACCATACCAATGGCTGGAGATGCTGGACGTTGCGCAGTAGTACCTACTGGAAGAGTCCAATGACTAGTTCCAGTTGCAGCTATAATGTTTAAACCAGCAAGAGAAGTAGTACTACTACCAAGGTCAATAACAGTAGAACCGATTGTAACGTCAGCAGTTGCCCAAGTAGGAGCATAACCAGCACCAGCAGAACGCAAGAACGTGCCAGAAGCACCAGCAGTAATGAAAGTAGATAAACCAGTATCAGCTTGAATAATTAACTGACCAGCAGAACCACCTGCAATATTAGTTGCTGTTGTAGCAGTGGTTGCAGTACCAACAGTTAAAGTAGAAGTATTAACCCAAACAGGAGAACCAGTACCACCAGAAATAAGAACTTGACCAGAAGTTCCTACAGCAGTTAATCCAAGACCACTAGCACCAGAGTAAGCAACAGCACCAGCTGAAGCAGTTAAGGCAGAACCAGTACCACCATACGCTAGAGCAACAGCATTACCTTGCCAAACAGAACCAGTAGATAAAGTTTTCTGAAGTAATGTTTGGGTAGACTGGGTATTAATTATTCCTATACCACCTGGAGTAGTTCCGTCATGTAGACGAAGTGTTTTTACGTCAGTATCTACTGTGAGTTCTCCAACTGCGCCAGTAAACGCATTATTTTGAGTAGTAGTACCACGTCTAAATTGTACTTGTGTTGCCATAGTTTTCCTCTATTTTTATATATTTAGGCTTGTGCTTCTGACCAGAATAAGTTAATGTTTACATTGGCAGCAGTATTAGCTAGGTTTTTAACAACAACCGCAAGAACGTCTGGTCCGTCTGGGTAATTACTATAACCACCAATCGCTGAATTAGTTAATTCTTTAAGATTTGATAAGTCAATCTCAGAGAATCCATTTGGTTGTCCAAGTGTTGCAAAATTCTGCTCTCCTGGAGTCGCTGCAGTAGAAACGCTAGTTGATACCTGAGCAAAAGATGGCTGAGAACCAAGCCCAACAGTATTAACAGCTTGCCAAGTTAAAGTAGAAGCATCAATGTTACCTGGATTTAAAATACCATAAACCTGCACAGATTGGTCAGACTGTACTTGCAGTTTCTGTAGCAGCAACTGTGCTCTATTAATAAGATCTCTATCGCCGAAATTTCCAGCAATTGAGTTTGAAACAGATGGAGCTAAACGCAAGAAAAACACTGTTTCTGACGAGTTAGCATTAACAGAATTTGATAGTGATGCGTAGTTAAAGTAATATCCACGATCTGTATCAAATCCACCATCCATAATGTAAGAAGATCCCCAGTGGTTAACAATAGGTGCTGCTGTTACAGTAATTAATGTTACAGCTGTATAACCATTTCCAACTGCATGAGCAGCTGCAGCACCACCAGTAAAGTTTCTATTAGAACCACTAATAAACATACTGAATGTTGCGCCACGAGTACAACCAGTTAATGTATTACCCGATTTACCTGTATAGTTAATACATTCATTTTCAATTAAAACTGTTCCACCAGTAGCTGGGAAACGTGAAGCATCAACTAGAGGTATTGTTGTTTGAATAGCAGTCATTGAAGCTGACAATCTATCTCTTGCAGATTCATTGATAGCTTGATAACGAACTGATGCGTTACCAGTTCTCATATATGCTTCATCATTTAAGTTATTTTGTTTCATGCGATGAGCAAGAATCATATTACCATCTGCTCCACGACACATAAAATCAATAAATCCAGCACCATACCAAGAGAACGAAATTCCCATCATCTGCATCTTGTTTAGGTTAATGTTGTAACCTGAAATACCAGTGCCATCTAGTTTATCGATGTTGAACTGAGATTGTGGAATACGATTATCTATAACTAAGGTCATTTTAATTAGTGATGATGCATTAACTCCACGATATTCTGGATTAATTGTCATTGTATTATCATCAGTAATAGATCCAACCATATAAGTCATACCACGTATAACTACACGATCTCCTTGTTTAATTTGTTGAGTAAATCTGCAATTAGTTCCACTAATTGTTTGAGAACCTGGAGTTACTGAAATATAACCAGACAATTGATAAGTAGCAGAACGCTTAACTACCGCAAGTTCTTGTCCGTCAAATTCCCAGAACAATCCATTTTGATCATCGAATGCTCCGACACGTGTAGAAGCACCGATCCAGTTTTTAACTGTAACACGAGGTAAACTTGTTAAAACTGCTGTTGCGCTACCAAGAACATTAATTGCTGATAGTGTAAATGTATTTTCATTAACAATTGCGCCAACACCATAAATTCCATTATATCCGCTAGTAACAACTCCAGAAATTTCAATAGTTGCTCCTGCTTGCAATCCATGATCAACTTCAGTTACAACTGTAATGGATGATCCAAGAGCAGTTCCGTTGGCAGAAATTTGATCAAGATTAATAACTGGATTAAACAAAACACCAGAAGTCCAAAGAACACCCTTACCTGATTGATAACGCAGATATTTTTTAGTCTGTCTTGCTACTGATGCTCCATGAGATGGTAAGAATGTTCCAAGGTTTACACCACCATCAAATGGTCTATGTTGAATAAACGCATCAGATCTTGTATAAATTGTAGCATTAATTCCAGCTGGTGCTACCGCTCCACCAACACGTGCAGTAAAGGTAAATGTTGTTGGGGAAGGAACAGTTTCAGCAGAGAAGTTTCCTGCCAATAAATCATGATTTGTTCCGTTTGATGTTACTGTTACAACTAATGGAGATCCTGGAACCAAACCATGATTTGCAGATGTTGTAACTGTAATAGTAGATGGCGATACGTTATTACTTGTTATTGAAGTTACTGGTAATGCTGAACCTGCATAGAAACCACCACGACGAGCATAAGTAGAACCAGCAAAAATTGATGTTCCAGCTGTTCCAACAATACCTTTAGCGAAATATGTAAATGTTGTTGAAGTAGGAACTGTAGCAATAACAAACGATCCTTGTGCACGTGCATAGTTAGAAGCATTACCCAAACCGAATACAATAACTGGATTACCGACAGATAATCCATGTGCTTGAGAACAAGTAACAGTAATAATAGATGGGTTACCACCATCAGAAACAATATTAGTTACAAACAAGTCCAATCCAGGTTTTTCATAGATACCAGGAATGTTACGAATGTCTGTATAGTTCTGCCATTTAGTTGGCTGTAGTCCATATTCAAAGTCAGCATCAATTAATGACTGAGGGTTTGCAACACGCATGCGCTCAATAGCATCAACACCAAAAGCATATGGACGAATAATATTACCAACTTGTTTTGGTGCGTCAGTATAGATAGCAATCTTATCTGTTGCTAACATTCCTGATGTATCTGCAGAGAATGTTACAGTTGATACGCCAGCTTGCTCTGAATAAAATGTAGTGTTATCGCTAGGATCATATGTTATTGTGCCATTTCTGGTAGAATCTCCAAGTGCGTAAATATTAACTTGTTGTGTTTTATTAGCAATAATTAATAATTGCGTTAAATCACATTTCCCTGGAAATTTAAGAGTTCCTTGCCCTGCAAATCCAGGTGTAAAAATATATTTTTCAACTAATTGACGTGCCATGTTTTATCCCTATTTTAGAATCCAAAGATTAACGCAAAAGACGTATAATCTGATTTAACCGATTGGTCTAAGTTATTCAACGAAACGATACCATCTAATCTCAATTGTCCGAGATCATATACAAACTGTATTGTATCAGTTACTAACCCCAAATCTTCGATAGTATTTAGGTTAGTTTCTGCGTATACTGCTCCCAAATCACTTAATGCTTGCGGAGCAAAAACCTGAGATGCAGTTCCACCAGCTGGAGTTACGTTAGTCCATCCAGTTCCGTCGTATGCCAATATTTGATTGGCAGTAGGATCAACGATGTTAATTCCAGCAAGAGTTGAGATAGATGGAGCTGTAGATTGAGAAGTTCCATCAGAGAATTTTAATGCGTGACTTAATTTTATTTTATTGGTTTCTTTTGATATTGATACACCATCAATATTAATACTTCCTGGACCAACATAAAGTGTATGCCAGCGTTTAGTTGCAGAACCAAGATATTGAGTATTATCTACATCAGGAAGAATGTTTCCAGTAGTTGTAATATTTGCGAATGTTGGACTGCTTGTAGTTCCAATCGCTTGACCAATACTAATAGCTCCAGTAGTGCTATTGTAAGTTACGCCAGTTCCTGCACTAAGAGCAGCTCTTGCACGTGTATCGGTGTAGTAAAGATTTGTTCCTTCTGCAATATCAGAAGTAGTTGCTTGCGCACCAGCTGTCGCACGACCTTTAGCATCAACTGTAACTTTAGTATAAGTACCAGCAGTTACACCACTATTAGCAAGTGTTAAAGAAGATGAACCAGCTGTTGTTGTCGCATCTCCACTAAATGCTGGTAATCTAGAAGCAGATAATGTTCCAGAAGTAATATTAGAAGCATCAGTTGTATCGGTTGTTGCTGATGCTGCTAATCCAGAAATTTTATTGGTATTAATAGAACCAGCCAACATTGTATTGGTGACAGTTCCAGAATCACCAGTTGTCACAACAGTACCAGTAGTTGCTGGTAAAGTGATTGTAGTAGTTCCAGCTGCTGCAGGAACTTGAACAGTAACAGTTCCAGAAGTAGAACCATTTAAAATTATAGTTTTTCCAGCAGCAAGTGCTAAATGTTCACTTGATGTCCAAGCAGCAGTAGAAGAAACCCAGTTGATGGTTTTATCTGTAGAACCCTTAAGAGTAATACCGCCACCATTGGCAGTTACATCAGTTGGACTGGAAACAGAACCAAGTTCTATGTTTTTGTCGTCAACGCTAACTGTAGTTGAATTAACTGTAGTAGTTGTTCCATTAACAGTTAAGTCGCCTGTAACAGTTAAATTTGCTCCAACAGTTGCGTTTCCTGTTGTATTTACAGTAGTAAAGGTTGGAGTTCCAGCAGTTGTTAAATCTTGAGTAGTACTAATTACACCAGTATTATTGTTATAAGAAATACCAGTGCCAGCAGAAAGAGCAACTCTTGCTCTTGCATCAGTAAAATAAAGATTAGATCCTTCTGCTAGATTAGTTGTAGATTTAGCAGCAAAAGCACTATCGAAACGTGCTTGTGTATAATAAAGATTAGATCCTTCTGTAATTCCAGAAGTAGAAGGAGTTGTATAACTAATTACTCCTGTTGTATTATCATAAGATAAACTTCCACTTACACTTAACGCTGCTCTAGCACGAGCATCTGTATAATAAAGATTTGTTCCTTCTGCTAGATTAGTTGTAGATTTAGTTGCTAATCTTGTATCGAAGTCAGAGTTAGCTCTAGCAGTTGTATAATAAAGATTTGTTCCTTCTGCAATATCAGAAGTAGTTGCTTGTGCGCCTACTGTTGCTCTACCCTTTGCGTCAACAGTAATTTTTGTATAAGTTCCTGGAGTAACTCCGCTATTCGCTAAAGTTAATGTAGTTGATGATCCTGTAGTTCCAGTGCCAGTTACATCACCAGTAAATGTTAATGCTCCAGAAATTGATGCGGTAGAAGCAGCAGTAATTCTACCTTTAGCGTCTACGGTTAAAACAGGAACTGCAGTAGAAGAACCATAAGACCCAGCTGTAACACCAGAAGAAGACAATGTTAAAGCAGAAGATCCTGCAGATGATGTTGCATCACCAGTAAATGCTGGTAA